CTCACGCGTTAATCATCTAGCACCAAAGGCCAAGTGCAAAAACGGGATCTTTGCACCACGACAAGAGGTGAATGATGTAAGTATCATCACCTCGAATAGCCTCTATTGGTATACCAAATGATTTAGATAGCGTCGCTTTAACTCCGCTAAATTTTGCATTAAGCATAGCATATTGTGTAGCATTTAATCTATCAATAGAGTCAGCTTCGCGTTGTTCAACTTGAAGACCGAACTTGTATTGTAGGGATCTGCTATACACAGCCATGTTTGCAGTGTTTAGAATTTGTTTAAAGTATGTTTCTAAGCCATACTTGAGTACTAATTTACGACAATAACTAAAAACTCCAGGCAATAATGGTTCTCGTGCGTGCGTAGATGGTCCACTACCATCAGTATTACTTTTAATCCTAGTACGGTGAAATCTATATTTCAAGGCTTCGTTATGCACTTCAGTAGTATAACCACCAAATATCCGATGAGTTTTTCTGAACTCAGTAATTACCCTTTTATCTAACTGCCATTTTTTACATAGGTATGATAGTTGTGCTTTTTCTAGTACACTAACTATTTCAGGGTTCGCTTGCCTAGAAGTTAATTCATCAGCACGTGTCAGAATAGAGTTAATTATCGCCACTGGATCATTAGGAATAGCCATCTCAGTTGGCCCGTGCACAAAGGTAGACACAGCACGTGCTAAGTATTGTGTACCCAAATCATTATTGTGATCAACACGCAAAAACTCAGCAATGCCACCTAAGAAACATTTAGAATTTTGAAATCTAATATTGTGTTTCACGGCATTACTCTCCATATTACGTATTTGATCTATATTAGTTACAGCGCCTAATATATCATCACCATTATGTGTAGTGGCAAACGTTGTATCACCCATCATAACCTTTGTGTATATATAATTGAGTACAGTGTTCATAAATGTGGTTAGTCGCCAGCCCGATAATAAAGTACCTTCTGTACTATAGACTTTACCGTCAAGTTGTTTAATAGTAACATTACCTAAGGATTCATATAACCAATCAATGGCACCTAGTTGCTCTGGATCAACCTTATCTTTAAATACTACCATATATGCATGTAAAACACTACGCATAACTTCAGTACTATGTTGGGAATTAAAGTCTTCAAAATCAAAACAATACGGTACACCATTCTTCAAAACCTCTTTCACTGATTTGGCCACTTTCTTTGATTCTGCCTCCTGTCCTATAGGAAACATCTTACTTAGCAACTCTTCACAGCCGGCCATACCAAAACTAGATATTATAAAATTAGTATTATCCACACCGTAGATGGCACGCTGCTTACCCCATTCATATTTCACAGAAGCTTTAGCAAACATTTCTGGCTTACGCTCAATAAAATAACTATAATCAACATCAGGCATAGCACAGAAGCCATAAAATTTGTGTCGCATATCATGCTCTTTATGTGCATATACTTTGTCTTCATCATACTGAGAAGAATAGGCTCCTGTAGGTGCCCATTGCCAACGTGAATCCCAGAAATTCTTCCAATTATACATCTTGGGGCGACCACCTAACTGCCTCAA